AATAGAGAATGATCAACTCAGTAAGAAATACAGTGCAGTCTGTTCTGAACAAGAACAACTATGGGTACATCTCACCGGCTGACTTCAACCTGTATGCATTGCAAGCTCAGATGGAGATATTTGAGGATTACTTTGCCGCATACAACAAGGTTATAAATATGGAGAATGGGCGCATGGCAGGCACTGACTATGCAGACTTAGAGCAACCTATAGCAGAGCTGCTAGAGACGTTTATTGCTACTGAGTTCCTTGTACCAAGCCCTGCGGCATCAGGTTACATAGGTAATAATTTCTTTGCTCCATCGCTAACAACAACAGGGTCAGATTACTACTTGATAAATAGAGTCAACTGCTACACTACTGTGTTGGCATCAGGAACAAACACAGGTACACTTCCTGCGTTCCAATTGATTGATGCTACTGCGAACTTTGTAACGGCAGGCGTATCTGTTGGTGACGTAGTTGTCAATACTACGCTCTATGAGGGCGCATTTGTAACAGGTGTATCGGCTACAGCCCTTGATATAACAGATAATATCTTTACAGCTATAGGTCAAGATTATAAGGTATACAAGGCATCAGCAATCAGCGAGGCTGAGAAGGTGACAATGGGTAAAATACTTATGTTAAACCAGTCATTGCTCACCGCTCCATCTACTCAGTACCCTGCTTATACACTGGCAAATAGTAATATTCTCACTGTGTATCCAGTTAGCGTGTCAGGCTACGGTGCTGTACAAGCGGTCTACTTTAGATACCCTACGCCACCAAAGTGGACATATATCTCACTCGCTAGTGGTGAGCCTGTTTTTGATCAAACGCAGCCTGACTACCAAGACTTTGAGCTACCACTTGAGGATGAGTACAAGCTTGCAATGAAAATATTACAGTACTGCGGCATTAGCATTAGAGAGACTGAGGTGGCTCAATTTGCTATGTCTCAAGAGCAACAACAATCAGCAAATTCATAACAGATGGCATATATATCAAATTTTCAGTACTATACCAACAATGGCAATAATCCAACGGATGCCAATTGGGGGTCGTATCAGTATGTTAGCCTATTTGACATCGTCAATAATTTTCAGTTGATGTACACCGGCAATCACTCATTGGTTAATAATGAGGAGCGTTATAAGATATTGTTCCACGCAAAGAGAGCCATCCAGGAGTTGAACTACGATGCGTTCAAGGAGATTAAAGTCCTTGAGCTTAGCGTCTGCGATCAACTACGCTATGTGCTGCCGCATGACTTTGTCAACTGGGTGCGCATCTCGCTTTATGCGAACGGAACTTTGTTGCCTCTTTCTGAGAATATACAAACACTATCATCAAAAGCATATTTGCAGGACCACAACTGCAATATTTTGTTTGATCAAAATGGTAACATCTTGGAGCCGCAGTACTCCAACATTGACTACGATCGAATCAAAGGAACCAAGAAGAGTATCTACCTTAATCATGGCCATCAGTTTCACGGACATGAGGGATATTGCTGTGACGGTAATTGGTATTTCGAGCATAGTATAGGTGCTAGATTTGGTCTCAATACAGAGACAGCTAATCGTAACCCTACGTTTAATATTGACAAGAAAGCTGGGGTGATAAACTTTGACAGCGCAATCTTGGGTTATAACCACTACAATAATAATAACGACCCAAATCACCCTCATAATCTATCTGCAACAGTTATTCTTGAGTATGTGTCTGATGGTATGGAGAATGGTGACAACTCAGCTATCTCAGTAAACAAATTATTTGAGCAGTATGTGTATGCCTATATCAGATATGAGATACTAAATGCAAAGCTTGGGGTACAGGAGTACATTGTGGCTAGAGCTAGAAAGGAGAAGCAGGCGCTTTTAAGAAATGCAAAAATAAGAATTAGCAACATTCATCCAGGAAGGCTCTTAATGAATATGAGAGGAATGGATAAGATAATCAAATAACAATGGCGAATTTTACAAGGAACTTTATTGCCGGTAGAATGAATAAGACATTCGATGAGCGAGTAGTCCCTGATGGGGAGTACATTGACGCTATGAATGTTAGGATGGGATCGACAGAGAAGTCGGAGGCAGGAGTCATTGAGAATACGAATGGTAACTTGCCATTGACTGCATTGACCTATATTGACGGTACGCCATTGAGTACTGATGCAAGATGTATAGGGGCTATAAATGACAGCGCAAGAGAGACTTTGTATTGGTTTGTTCATGACCCAAATTCTAAAACTTCTCCAACTGGAAAGCTTGACCTTGTTGTTTCTTTTAATATGGTATCTCAGGTATTGACATACCATATTGTTAGCGTGAATGATGGAGGTGTAGTAAATACTACATTGAATTTCAATCCTGACTATTTGATTACAGGGGTTGACATTGTTGAGGATTTATTATTTTGGACTGATGACTATAATCAGCCTAGATTTATCAATATCAATAGGGGCTACGCTAATCCTGACGCTTTAGGCGTTGACTATAACGGTCAGCCTGACCTGCTTGCAGAGACGATCCTTGTTATTAAGAAGCCACCTACCGAAGCCCCAACGATAGAACTTATTGAGGTAGATGGTCAAGAGAATTATCTAGAGGATAGGTTTTTATGCTTTGCTTATAGGTATAAATATGTCGATGGAGAATATACAGCTACGTCACAATGGTCTGAGATTGCATTTGAGCCAAGTTCTTTTCAGTTTAGTACAAATAGTTTCCTTAATCAGGGAATGGAGAATAAGTACAATGCTGTTAATGTAAGCTTTAATACAGGTGGCCCATTAGTGGTTGGTATTGATTTATTATATAAGGATGCAACAGGAAATATAATAAAAGTAATCGAACGATTTGACAAGCAGAATGCTGGATGGACAGATAATACCATTCAAACATATCTATTCGTAAATAACAAAATATTTACTATTCTTCCAGAGTCTGAGTTGTTGAGGCTTTATGATAATGTCCCAAGACTTGCTAAGGCTCAAACAATTATGGGCAATAGGTTGATGTATGGAAATTACGTTGATGGATACGACATAGTTGATAGCAATGGTCAGGATGTAAGATTTGATTACACTACTGAGTTAGTATCTCAGTTTATTGGAACCAATGATATACCATCTAGTACTAGCGATAGCTCTTTACCTCTTTCAAACACTGCTTTTAATCCTTGTTCTCCCCCTTGTACTAGACCCAATACTCAACTAGACATAGACCTTACAGGGATACCACTATTACAAGGTAGGATATTAGCTTTTGACATAACCTTTAACACTTTTTCTACTTTAGGTTATGACGTAAGTTGCAGTTTTACTTTTACTCTTCCGGTAAATTATAGCTCACCTTATCAATTAGCAACAAGTATAGAGTTTCAGCAAGCAATAGGGACAGCAGCAAATATAAAGCCTATATATAATCCAATTCCTGGAGGTGACGATTCTTGTGATGGATTAACATTTACTGATATATATAATTGTGCTTGGCCTCAGTTCTTGTCACTGTTTGCATATAATGGCATTAAATACGAGAGTGGAATCACAGCAAATGGACAGCCGATAGCAATAACAGCCTCTCCTAGTAGCAATATTATTTCTTTACAGTTTTTGGCTATCCTATATTATGACTACACTCAAACACCTCCGTATGATATAGTAGGTTTATTTGGCAATATTAAAAATGCTAGCGTTCAATTGCAGGATTTATCAAGCCAAAAAAGCTTGCATAGTAATAGAGATTATGAGATTGGGATTGTTTATATGGATGAGTTTGGCAGATCAACTTTAACAAATGTAAGTTCATTAAATACTGTTCATATTCCATGTAGTTACTCATCTCTTGTAAACTCAATCACAGTAACAATCCCAACGACACAAGTTGCTCCTTATTGGGCTAAAAGATATAAGTTTGTATGTAAGGCAAATCAAGCAGGATACGAGACTATTTACTCAAGTATATTTTTTACCAATAGCTCTACTCAAGAGACATACTTCTTACTTCAAGGAGAAAACCCAAGAAAAGTAGAGGAGGGAGATAGGTTAACTGTAAAGGCAGATAGTGAAGGTCCGATGCAAACTTGTGTTTTTGCAACCGTATTAGAGAAGGAGGCAAAGCAATCTGGGTTTGACCCTTTGATTACACCAACACCCCCTGCTGGTGTCTATATGAAAATAAAGGCTAATGGCTTCTCTGTGAATCCATTGTCATACTCTACAATAGAATTCGGTACACTTACTGCGGTTAGTTCTACTTCTGGAACGTCACCTATATTGGCATACCCAATGAGCTTAGAAGACCCATCAAACCCAGGATTTTATATACCCTATTCAGTTGATGCAGGAACTGTTATTGTATTTGATATAAGATTCGAGAGAACAGGCTTTGGGGGTAATGCTTGCGAAAAGAGGATATATACATTAAAAAAGACTTATGTGTCTTCCTCTAATTATGCAAATATGCAGGATTGGTTTATAAATGACAATATTGCAAGTACTTTAAATGATGGGGATCAAGAAGTTGGAGGAGGTGCTTGCCCTGTAAATAATGTTTTTATACCTACTAATGGGACAATCACATCAGGTCAGTTATGTGATAATTATTGGCGATTTTATCTGCATCCAATAACTGGGGCTTTAGAATTATATATGTCAGGGACTTGGGCTTGTGGCTCAACTCAAAAAAGAAAATCAAGAGTAATTGCAAATATTATTGTCTTTAGAACAGCGGAGTCAATTATATTTGAAACTCAACCAATTGACACGCTACCTGATGTATTTTTCGAAAATGAATTATCATTTCCGATTGATGCAAATGGCAATCACTTGTCAAATGGTGCCCCTGGAGACCAATCTCAAGATATAAGCTTAGGTGTCCCTGCAATAATCCAAACAGGGTTCTTTAACTGCTTTGCATTTGGTAATGGTGCCGAGAGCTACAAGATAAGAGACTCAATCATCGGCAGAGATTTTAATCTTGGCAACAGGGTAACAACAGTAGCTGCTCAAGACTATAAAGAGTCAAGACGTTTTGCTGACATCACTTATAGTGGTGTATATAACCCTGAGACCAATGTCAATAAGCTTAATGAGTTCAACGGAGCATTGCTTAACTACAAGAACCTTGAGCTGTCATTTGGAGCAGTATACATCCTTGATGGCAGAGAGACTGACGTGTTAGTCCTGCAAGAGGACAAGGTGTCATACGTCCTTGCAGGAAAGAACCTATTATCTGATGCTGCTGCCGGTGGTGCCATAACCTCAGTCCCTGAGGTATTGGGTACACAGATAGCGAGAGTCGAGAACTACGGCATAAGTTTCAATCCTGAGAGCTACTCTAAATGGGGCTATGACAAGTTCTTTACTGATGCCAAAAGAGGGGCAGTAATACAGCTTAAAGGCAACTCATACTCTAATGAGCAGCTTGCAGTTATCTCTGATATGAACATGAGGACATGGTTTAGAGATGAGTTCATTGCAAGGTTCAATAACCAAAAGCTCGGAGCGTTTGACCCATATATGAACGAGTATGTGCTGACGCTGAACGACAGAGAGATACCGATGGAGGAGGAGTGTATTAAGTGTGGTGTCACTAGAACCTTTACATTTGCTCAGGGTAAGATAGCATCTGAGGTGAATTTCTGTGTAGACTTTGCAACTAAAGTTGGGCCTGTAAATGTGGATTGGTTAGTTCAAAGTATTGATGTGGACG